AGCACTGATAAAGTATTTGCAGAACTTGAACATGCAGTAAGTTTGTGTAATCCCGGCGCTGTTATGTTCTTTCGTGTTAACCCCGGCCTACCACATGACGAAGCAGATAGACCTGTGGGTAAAAATCACAGCAACTGGATTTACTTTTACCCTTGGGATGCAAACTTCATTGTTAACTGTGCTGAACAACTTAACGTAGACATCTTAGATATAAAAACAGACAGTCACAGAGGTCGAATCTACTTTGTGTGGCGTACTAAATAGAGATACAATACTTCTAACGGACATAGCGTGAAGTTCAGAAGTGTTTCCCCACATCAATTTTAAGGACTCGCAGGCAGTAATGCCTGCTGTGTATTTCTATGCATGAAATCTATGCTCTTGTAGCAGGAACATTATACGGACTATTAATAGGTATCATCCCAAGTGCTGGGGCGACTACTGGTCTTGTAGCATTGTTCGGATTTATTAGTTATTTTGCTGATCAACCTTACTTGGGTGTTATATTCTGTATGGCTGTTGTAGCCGCATCGACAACAGGTGACACCTACACAGGAGTACTCCTTGGGATACCCGGCGCGAACAGTGCAGCTGCCACAATGGTAGATGGGTTTCCCCTCGCGCAAAAAGGTCAAGCAACTTACGCAATAACTGCCGCGGTGACAACAAGCACTGTGAATGGTTTACTGTGGGGAACACTCACCTTTGCACTATTACCTTGGTACACAAACCTGTTAATGATCTTGGGTATACCAGAACTGTGGGCGTTTACTATGCTTGCACTTGCGACTGTTGGTTTTGTGTCAAGCACTTGGTGGGTTCGTAGTCTGATTGCGATTGCAGTGGGGATTGGTTTAGGGTTTATTGGTACTGACCCTGCAACAAATGCTGACCGTTATACACTTGGTTGGGATTATTTGGGTGATGGTATACAACTCATGCCTTTTGTTGCGGGATTGTTTGCTATTCCAGAACTTGTAGATGGATTAAAACGTAGACGCAAAACCGTAGACAGTGCAGACCAACTTGGACAAACCATAGCGGGTGTGCAGGCTGTATGGGTCAGTAAATGGGATGCACTGCGTGGTGGTTTTATAGGTGCGTTCGTTGGTTTATTGCCGGGTCTTGGTGGAGCAATGTCAGATTGGATGGCATATGGGTCAACTGTTGCAGCACACCCCAACGAAAAGTTTGGTGACGGTAATATTAAGGGTGTTATTGGACCAGAGGGTGCGAACAATGCACAGAAGGCAACATCAATGATTCCTACTGTGTTGTTTGGTATTCCCGGCGCACCATTTGCAGCGGTGATCATGGCATTGTTCATGTACTTGGGATTTGAACTGGGTACACCAGACTTAGCACAGGACGAGCGTTTCTTTGACAGTCTAACATTTGGGTTTATGTGGGCAACTGTTCTGGTTGGTGTGTTCTGTTTATTGTTTACACGTTACATCAGTGCTATCACCCGTGTACCATACAAGTATTACTTCCCTCTGTTGCTTGTGTTTATCACTTGGGCATGTGTTCAATACACAGGTGGATGGGAAGATTATTTTATTCTTGCAGTGTGCAGTGTTCTGGGCATACTGTGTAAGAAATATAAATTCAGTCGTCCTGCAATGGTCATTGGATTTATACTAGCAGAGCGTGTAGAGGCTCTAACACTACAAGTGACCAGTTTGTATTCAATTGATCAACTGATCACGCGACCAATATTTGTTATACTTTTACTATTAACTACAGGTGTATTTGCTTGGGGTATAACCACAAAAAGGAGATTAAGTTATGCGTAAACTAGTAATGAGTCTAGCCATGGTGCTAGGAATGACTTCGACAGCAAGTGCTGATTATACATTTGTTGTTCCACAAAAACCCGGCGGCGGAACCACTGTGTGGACTGAAATTGTCGCCAAAGAACTTGCCCCATTTCTTGGTGAGAAAATTATTATCAGGACCATTCCAGGCGCAAGAGATATTCCCGGCTTCAATAAGTTTCACAATGACCTACAGAAAGACGATAAGACTGTAATGGTATCTCATGGTGGGAATGGTGTCTCATTTCTGCAAGAGAACGTTGATTATAATTATGCAGACTATACCAGCATTGGACTTATGAACTTGAATATCATTGCGGGTATTCGCAAGGATTATAAATCTGGTGATAAGATTTCGTTTGCTGCTGGTTCTGGAATGGTGCCTGAGGCATTTGCAATGACAATGTTATTGTGTGGACCTGATTTGAGTGTGGATCAGTATATTGGATGTTTTAAGAAACATGTTACATGGGTATCAGGTATGAGTGGGGGTGAACGCCGTCTAGCATTCAAACGTGGTGAACTGAATGGTACAAGAGAGAATCCTGCTGCATATAAGAAACATGTTGCATCAAATCCAGATGCTAGAGTGTGGTTTACACATGGTATCCTAGACGCAAATGCTGCATCACATATGGATGATCCAAACTATCCTAATATGCAGTTTGAGATTTTGTTCAAAAATAAGTATGGTGTTGCACCAAGTGGTGAGTTTTATGATGCATATAAACTTGTAAAAAGTTTTCGAGATGGTATGCAAAAGGCTATTTGGGTACGCAAAGATAATCCCAATGCACAGAAGTTGCAGGACGCACTTACAGCAATGAGTAAAGATGCTACTGCGATTGCCAATATCCAGAAGAAGGTTGGTAAGTATGAATGGAAGATTGGTGTTGATGGAAATCGACAGCGAGACGTTCTAATGACATTCATTACTAAAGATGCACTTTGTAATCTGGTTAAGTTTAATACAGAAGCACTTGGTTTAAAAAGTGTCTATAAAGAGAACTTAATTGCAAAATAGCTATTGACTTATTTAAATTAGTATGTTAATATGGTTTATAAAATGTTCAATTATGGAGAAGAACTATGAATATCGGTGATGAAGTTGTATACAACGGCGACTACGGTGAAATTCTTACCGGAACTCTAACTGCTGTTGGTTCTGATAAGGACTCATATGATGACATTAAGTTGAAGGATGGAGTGTTTCTGTACAAGTCCAAGAAGTTGAAGAAGTATGTTCCCTTCAAGGAAAAGTCTTTGAACTCTGTCTATATCGAAATTACCAAGGGCAATGCTTCTGGTATTGCAAATTTTGATTACATTCTTCCAAATGAATTGATTGGAACTGTCTAAATAACTCACTATGAAAGATTATCCAATAAGAAAAACAAATCACTGTTATGATTTGGATAGGTGTCTAATTGAATGGGAACTCATACAGATGCGCCTAGGCGATAGACTGTGGGATAGTGATAAAGAAAGGGGTACTGGTGTATATAGCAGGCATAATCGACAGACTAGTATACAACGGAGTACGCAAAATGCGTCAGACGCTCGCAGTAATAATGGTGTAGTTAATCCATATACAGATGGACTTGGTACGCCGCCGGATTTGGAGATTAAGGACTGGCGTGCGAATGATGAGAACTATGCATTCTATCAGAAACGCTTCAGAAAGAAACAAGAAGAATACAAAATATTAAATGAAGCTTATGAAGGCACGGTTTTTGCTGACATTATCCGTGATGTAAATGGCATACGTTCTAGGATTATTCATAGAAGTTCCTGCACAACCAATTCTGTTCATAAGGATAATTCCCCTCGTTATCATGTGGCTCTTATAACTAATCCAAATGCATACTTTATTTTTCCTACGTTGAATGAAGTAATTCACATACCTGCTGATGGTTGTGTCTATGAGGTTGATACTACAATTCTACACACTTTTGTTAATTGTGGACCTGACAGAACGCATTTGATAATCGCAAAACCAAATTCGTCATGATTAAGTACAAGATTGTGTCTACGATGGTAGAACAATTGGATAAAGAGGAAGCAGATTCGGTTCTTCAACAATTGCAGCTGCAAAATCCAGACCAGAAACTTGAAATACTGAAGTACAATTGGTCACCTGTAGAGAAACGTCTAGGGCGCGATCCAGACCTTCATTAAACTATTATAAATAGTTCCATGCAAGATTTCATGGGTAAAGACGGTTTCAGTTGGTTTGTTGGTGTAGTTGAAGATAGGAACGATCCTTCTCAGTTGGGCAGGGTCCGTGTTCGTGTTCTTGGACGACATAGCGAAAATTTAGCTGAAGTCAAAACTACAGATTTACCGTGGGCGCATGTGATGCATCCCGTAACTGATCCTTCTATGCAGGGATTGGGACATACACCCACATTTCTTACACAAGGTTCTTGGGTTGTTGGTTTTTTTCGAGATATTGACAGACAGCAACCTGTTATCATGGGTTCGTTGCCGGGGGTTCCTGAAGCAGCGGCAGATTATAACAAAGGGTTTAATGATCCTCGCGGTGATGAGTCTCCTCAAGAAAGGTTTGCAAACGATCCCAAAGTTGGTGGGCCCTACCCCGGCGAAATAAAACACAGTGGCCACAGTATTAGTGAACCAGATACAAATCGACTCGCAAGAGGTAAGGATTCGGAATCACATAACTCTTTGATCAAGCGTAGGAAGTCTCGGTATCGTGGTGATCCTACTACTTACGTTGATGATTTGAGTTATTATCAAGGACAGATTGATCCAAAGAAAGCAGAACATACAGGTATCCCCACTGCAACTAAACCGTTTTTAGAAAACGTATCTGAAGAAGCTGTACAGGAAACACGGGGTTTCTGGGAAGAACCAAACCCTAAAGGTATTATTGAGAATGCAAACCCATATATTTCTGGTGTCTATCCCTACAACCATGTATTTGAATCTGAGTCTGGTCACATTACGGAAGTTGATGACAGTCCGGGCGCAGAAAGAATGTTTCGTCAACACATGGCGGGAACATTTGAAGAGATACACCCCGACGGCTCTGTTGTCACCAAAATTATTGGAGATAACTACGAGATTGTGGTTGGTAGTGAGAACATCGTTATTAAGGGTTCACAGAACATCACAGTTGAGGGTTCAGTGCGAGAACTTATCAAGGGTGATTACATACAGGAGATAGAAGGAGATTTCTTTCAGAAGATTCACAAGAACCATCGTGTCAAGGTGGGCGCAGCAAACGATAAGCATCCAAGAGGCCCCGGCGGTAACCGTGAAGAGGAAGTTGTTGGTAATCATGCTTACAACATTAACGAAGATGTCAATGGTCGCATTGGTGGTGACGTAGTTATCAACTCTGAGAAATCTAAATGGGAGATTATTGCTGGTCAATATACGATGGCAGTGTGTGGTAAAAAAATGGATTCAAACCCAACAGGATCAGGTATCTACATAACATCATCTTCTGATTATCTATTAAGTGTACACAGTAATATTTCGCAGTCAACTATATCAGGTATTGTGTCTATTAAGTCTGGCGATACACTTAATATGAAGTCTGCAGCTGCAATGACCATTAATCCAGAGACAACACTAACACAAACTGTTGGTACGGCATGGACTTCAACCACAGGAACGACATGGACTCATACATCTACAGGTAACGTAGCAATTAACGGTGCAAGGATTGACTTGAACTAATGGCTGAATTTCAATTTATAGTGAATGGAGAACTGGTTACTTATAATAAATACGAAGACATACCAGAAGATTTCGAAAATGTTATCAAGTTTATGCCAGACACACCAGAACCAGAAGGTGAAGATGGTAATCACACTGATGAACAACATGAAGCAATGGCAGTATGGAATGAGAGACTGCAAGAACTGATGGAGAAAGAACGTGCCCGCAGCAACTAGAATTGGCGATGCAGATGTTACACACTGTTCCACTCCAGTAAGAGCAGAAGGATCACCAACTGTGTTTGTGAATAATATTGCATGGTCGAGACAGGGTGATAATAATACCACACATCTTCTGCCCGGCGCACCGTGTCCATCACATGCAGCACCAATTGCAACGGGTTCATCGACTGTCTTTGTCAACGATAAAGGTGCTGGTAGAATTGGAGATGGTATCAGTGGATGTACTTCTGTTGCTGCTGGAAGTTCCAATGTATTTGCAGGAGGTTAGGTATGGTTGATTTTGCAAACGGCAATCTTTGCGGTGCAAGTAAAGAGTTGAATGATATATTATCAAAATTTGTTGATGCAAAGACAGAGATTGAAAGTAAACTTGATGATTCTGCATCTGCTGCGGCAGCTGCCTTCTCTACAGCGCAGAATGAAATTGATTCTTTAAAGTCCAAACTACAAACTGTTTCAATACCAACTTTACCTAAGTTGAATTTGCAGGCAGAAATTGGAAGTCTTTTATCTCAGGTTCCGGGCAGTGTAGGTTATGCTCTTGCAGCTGCTAAAATTGCTTTGGAATTTAAAGATGATATTGAAGCAAAGGGTTTGACTTTAGAAACTCTTGTTTCTTTATCATCTGCAGCCAGTGATGCAATATGTAAAGTCGTTCCCAATCTTGAAAAAGAAGCAGGAAGCACAGAACCAGCAGTGGAGAAACCACCAGCAATTAAAAAACCGGACAAACCAGCAGAACCGGAAACTACATCTGTGGTAGTTCAGAATGAAGAAGTTGAAAAAGATAAAGTTGAAATAGAACAGAAAACTGTTGATTTTGATGTTAGTCCCACACCACCCGAAGAAGATACTGGAGCATTTAAAGTCACGAAAGTTACAAAAGAAGTCTCTGTTCAAGGTGGTGGGTCCACTACTACCAAAGCTGCTGAACCGGCAAAGGGAAATAATGTCGTATCCGGCGGTGGGTTTATACATAAAACCAAACATGCTCGTGAATATGTAAAATTTGCAGACATAAAAACATCAGATGGTTTTCTGTTAGAGTTTACAAAATTACATCACACACCAACGGCCGTTAAAGAAATTTATATATACCCTCAATTTGCAATCCGAGATTTTCTCATAACTCCGACAAACTCTAGTATCGCTGCGGGAAATCCAGTTCTTGCTGGTCAGATAAAAGAATGGTTTCAATCAGGCCGTCCACCGTATTATGAATCTGAGTTCGGTCCACACATGGTTCTAGTTTATGGAAATTCTGTAGGATTTGCTAAGCCTGAAGTAAAAAATGGTTCTATTATATTTGACTCTTCCATCAAACTTGAGGGTGATCACCCCGGCAATGTTACCAGTGTTAAAAGTTTAGGTCGCCGAAGGGGTGATAACGGAAACGTATGGGTTGAAAAAAATAAGTTTAGTGCAAGGATTAATAATAGTAATGTTTTTTTTGAAGATGCTAATTTGAATAAAAGGTTCGGTGGATACGCAGCGTATATATCGTATTCCTATCTTGATAATTATGATGCTGACATTGCAGTATAAATACAAACATATAAAAGGAGTTATATTATGGGAAAGAAAAAATCAAGAGCGACACAAACATCAAAGGGTGAACGCAACAACGTAAGCAAAGATTTGAGTAAAGCACTTCGTAGGGATTACTTGCAGAATAATCTTGCACGAACAACTAATCAAGTTAGTGCATTTAAGAAGGGTAAGAATGTCATGCTGACAATTCCTAACCCAAATACAAATGAGACAAACAAACCATTTGTTCGTGTAAACGCAAAGGACGTTTGGAAGTTTAATAAACCTTATATCATGAAACAAAATACATCTGAAAATGTATAAATAATACTAAAGAGGAATGCTCATGGGCGCTAAAGACGCATATACTGACGGTACATATCAGGGACAAGAACGCGCTGCTCAACTGTATTCCGATATAGATTTATTTTTTGGGCCTAAGACGGGAACAAACGATATCAACAAGGTGACAGATTTTGTAGCAGTCAAACGATCTGTCAGAAATCTTGTTCTAACTAACTTCTATGAGAAACCCTTTCATCCCGAAATTGGTTCTGGTGT